ACTATAATGATAGACGAAGAACAAGAGAGAATAGCAGACCAGAGATGTTATTTTGAATATGTTAATTGGGAAGACTACAGAGAAAGTCCAGCAAAAAGACCAGAAGATGTATATTGGAAAGCTAGAAGGCATCTACTTACTAGAGACGAACTAATAGAAAAAGGTTTTAAAAATGCAAATAATATACCTTTAAATTGGTCGCCAGAACCTACAGAGGGTTATCAAGAAGATTATTCAGAGGTATTCAGCAGAGCAGAGGTATGGGAGATATGGGACAAATATACATCTAAAAGATTTTTTATATCTAAAGGTTATAACGAAGTGTTAGCAGAAGATGATGACCCTTATGGATTAGAAAAATTTTTTCCTTGTCCAGATTCTTTAGTAGCTATAAGAACGAATGAAACAAGTGTACCTATACCAGAGTTTACTTTATACCAAGACCAAGCAGACGAACTAGACAGAATAACAACAAGAATTAGTAATTTAATAGAGGGTCTAAAAAGAAGAGGTGTTTATGATGCTTCTGTACCAGAACTATCTCATTTAGCAGATGCTGGTGATAATGATTTTGTACCTTCTGAAAACTTTGCACAATTAGCTTCTAAAGGTGGTTTAGGTGCAGTTTTTCAGCAAGAAGATATTTCGCCTATAGCTCAAGTGCTAGCTGGTTTATATCAGCAAAGAAATCAAGTATTAGATACTATTTATCAAATTACTGGTATATCTGATTTAATAAGAGGTTCTACAAAAGCTAGTGAAACTGCTACTGCACAACAACTTAAAGCACAGTTTGGCAGTATGCGTATGCGTAAAAAACAATCTGAAATAGCTGAATATATAAGAGATTTATTTAGATTAAAAGCAGAAATTATAGCAGAGCATTATGAACCAGAAACTTTAGCTGCAATCACAGCTTTAACAATAACACCAGATATGATGCAGATAATGCGTGATGATAAATTAAGAGGATATAGCATAGATATAGAATCAGATGCAACTGTGTTTACTGATGAAGAAGAAGAAAAGAAAACAAGAATAGAATTTTTACAGTCGTTTGGTGGGTTTTTAACACAAGCAATAGGTATTTCTAATCAATCTCCAAGTTTAACACCTTTGGCTTTTCAAGCACTTAGATTTTTAATGGGTGCTTGGAAAGTTGGCAGAAACTTTGAAGATGTTATTGACCAGACAGAAGCACAATTAATGCAACAAGCACAACAAGCATTACAAGCTGGGCCACAGCCTACAGAAAACGAAAGAATAGCTATGCAAAAAATGCAAACAGAAATGGCTAAAGAAGAACTAAAACAACAAGGTAAGTTAGCAGATATACAAGCAAAAGAAAGAAGTATGGCAAATAAAGTAGCTTCAGAAGAAGAATCAAGTCGTGCTAGGTCAGCTGCCAAAAAAGAGTTAGCTTTATTAGATGCAGATATGAAAATAGCAGAAAAATTAAATCAAGGTATGTAATGAGTTATAGAGATAATTACGATAATATAAAATGGAAAAAATGTACTTTTAAACCAGTAAAAGTAACTAAAAGAACAAAATCACACCAAGTAATGGGTGATATACAAGAATTTGTGTCTCCAATCGACAAAACTGTTATAGGCAGTCGTTC